GCCCGGCCCGAAGCTCACGAGCAAGGGAGCGCAGTCACTGGGCAGCAGCATCATGGGTGGGCTCAAGAAGTACGGTAAAGATCTCGCCAAGCAGGCGCGGGGCGAGGGTCGGTCCAAGTACGGCATCAAGTAGGAGGATCTGTGAGCTACCCCCGTGAAAGTGGGAAGTCCAAGCGTCCAGCGGCTGGCGCAAACCCAGAAGTGGGTGGAGCGTCTTCGCCGGAGAATGGGCCGCAGAAGTACGATGGCCGGGAGCGGAAGAACGCCGGGACCAAGCCGGATTCACCGTTTGTGGAGTACTGGAAGACCCCTGCCAAGGTTCTCCGGCACTACGGCGGAAATGACTGATTTCCGTGTTTGAATCAGTCACGTGGTCGGGGAAGGCGAAGGCGGCGTTCCTCGACTGGATCACGTACGAACTCAATCTGTCCCTTGGCGCCCGGCAGTCGCTGGAGCGCCAATGGCGTGATTGGATCACACAGTACAGAGCCCCCGCCAACCAGCCCCAGAAGCGGTTCCCTTTTGAGGGGGCCAATAACTACGTCATGCCCGCCACGGCGGTGGACGTGGACCAGCTTTACTCCAACGAACTCATCACGCTCCACGCGACCGACGACCTCTGGTCCGTGAGTCCCATGAACGAGCGGTGGGTGAAGGCCGCCAAGCCGTTGCAGGACTTCCTGTCGTGGACCGACCGGAACACCCTCAAGATGTTCGACGTGGACGCTCGGGTGCTGCTGGAGAAGTTCAAGCTGGGCACTGGCATCTACAAAACCCAGTGGCTCTTTGAAGAGCGCCCGGTGAAGACCTACGGGCCCACCGGCAAGATTGTGAACGCCACCAAGACCAGTTCCCGGCCCATCGTGGAGCATGTGCGGCTGAATGACTTCATCATTCCGCCCAGCGCATGGCACCACCAGCCCGACATGCAGGGTGGAGCCCGGTGGGTAGCGGAGCGCATGCGGATTCCCACCAACCGCCTCAAGTGGATCGCCTCCTCGCAGGAGCCACTGTTTCCGAATTTCGACAAGGCGGCGATGAAGCAGGTGATCTACTTTGAGGAGAAAAACCAGACCCAATATGCGGCGAAGGTTTACGATCTTGACTACAACAAGACGCCCGGGGCACGAGGTGACGCTTTTGATAGATCCGTCGTTGCTGGCGCCACCGACCACTCTAGTATCGGGTCTCCGCTCACGAACGAGATCGAACTTTTTGAGATTCACGCCCGTGTGGTTACAGGCGGCTCTGGCGAGTCAGAGGATGATGTCATTCTTCTTTATCATCAACCCACCCGGCTCATTGTCCGGGCCATTTATCAGCCTTACCTCTTTTCGCTGAATGGGGTCCGCCCGTATGACGTAACGCGCATGTTCCCCAGTGACGGCTTCTACGGGATCGGGGTCTGTGAGCAGAAGGAGATTTTCCAGCGGCTGGAGTCGGATCTCACGAACTTCATGCTGGATAACGTGCTGCTGACCAACTCCCGGATGATTGTGGCCCGGGCGGGCTCCAACATCATGCCCGGCGAGCCGATTTACCCGTGGAAGATCTTCGTGACGGATGGCGACCCCCGGGAGGCTTTTGGCCAGTTCCCGATGGCGGACATCTACCAATCACTGCCAATGGCCATCGGTATGGTCAAGGAAGCGGGGAAGGTACGTACTGGGGTGGGGGATATTCAGCTTGGGAACGCGACGGAACTGCCGGGTCGCATGCCCGCTACTACTGCGATGGCGATGCTACAAGAGGGCAAGAAGCGTCCGGACCTGAGCATCAAGATGGCGCGGTACGAGGGACTGTCCATCGTGGGGCTGCGCGTGTTGCAGTTGCTCCAGCAGTTCACCACCACGATGGAAGAAGCGGACGGCCAGCGGTGGCTGTCGGTGATGCAGGGCGTGCTCGGCAGCCCCGAGGGCGAAGAGCTAGTCAAGAACATCACGATGCCCGCCGAGAATGCCGAATTCGGGGTGGTGGTCCAGCTTACCGCTACAAGTGCTTCCGCCAACAAGGAGGCTGACCGGCAGTCCAAGCTGGCCCTCTTGCAGCTTGCGGGGCAGATTGCGCCTCAGGTGGTGCAGTTGGCGATGACGGGCACCCAGATGCAGGGGACCCCGGTAGGGCAAACGGCCATGGCGTCCGCTGCGGGCATCGTGGAACTCTTCAAGCGGGTGCTGGAGACGTATGACATTCGAGATCCTGAGAACATTGTTCCGTCAGCCGAAGGCGACGGCGCAACCCAAGTACCCGCTGGGATGCTCGGAGGAGGAGATTCAGGCGCTGGAGGTATTGACCCAGCATCCATCATGGCCGCGCTATCAGGCGCTGCTGGACAGGCTGGCCTTGGCGGCAGCCAGCAGATGTCTCCAGCAGCAGGAATTTGACCAGTTCAATTACCTCCGTGGGGTCAAGGACTCCCACTTCATGTTCCGTGAACTGTCCACTACGCTGTTGGACACAGTAAGGAAGAGCCGCGATGCCGGAACCAACCGAGAACCAGCCGAACGGGCAGATCTCTCAGCCGTCTTCTACGGCTCAGAACACTGGAACACCTACCACGCCGAGCGCGTGGCAGCCGCCGCCGAACGCGCCAGCATGGGCGCAGGGAAAAACCCCTGAGCAGATTCTGGGCATCGCCCAGCAACTGTACTCCCATCTGGAGGGGATGACCCCTCCGGCGCAGGCGGCTCCAGCCCCGGCCCAGAATTTTGCTGGGCAAAACGGCGGTGCTCAGTTTGATCCCAACGAGTACGTGACGGGGGCCCAGTTCAATCAGGCGCTGGGGCAGGCGCAGCAGTCGCTGCTCAACCCGATGCTGGAGGCGAATGCCCAGTTGGCGTGGCAGATGGCGAAGCAGGAGCCTGAAGCCAAGGCGGTGTTCGACCGGTTCGGTCCGGAGGCGTTGCAGTACTGGCAGCGGCTTCCGGCAAATCAACGAACCCTTGACGGCGCCAGAATGGTGGTTAAGCTGGTGAAGGGCAACCATTTTGAAGAGTTGGCGGCTGATGCCATCGCCCGGGTGACCGGGGATGTGAGTTTTCGGTCTGGGACGGGTGGAGCGCCTCCGGGGACCAACTACCAGCCACCGCTGGAGCGGGACGAGATTCCGGAGCAGTGGCGGACCAAGGCCAAGTCACTGGGCCTTGAAGTCGATGACATGAAGAAGTTCTGCGAGGCCAATGGCCTCACGATGGACCAGTACTTCGCCAAGTACATCAACAAGACCGTGGGGGCCAAGTAATGGGGCGCCGACCGCTGGTAGAGACCGCGACACAGGATGAATTCGGGGTCTTTGAGGACAAGGACGAGACGACCTTCATTGATCGACCCGACATGACGTTCGTGCCGGGGTTCAGCGAAATCAGGCACCAACGGGACCTCCAAGTGGCCGAAGTGGTTCACGGGGATCGGGACCCGAAAACCGTCCGGAAGTTGCCAGTGAACTGCCGCTGGGTCCGGGCGATCAGTATCGACAAGCAGCAGCCTGATGCTCGGAAGATCATTCAGGCCGAGATGGACGGGTACCGGAAGGTGACGAAGGATGACGTGGGCAAGGAGTGGTTGACTTCCCTGCCCCCGGCCTCCAAGATTCTGGCTGATGGAAGTATCGCGACCGGCGATACCATTTTGATGGTGGCGGAAGCAGAAGCTGCTGCCCGAAACCGTGGACGTAAGCGCAAGATGACCGAAGCGGCACTCGCCTCTATCGGTGGTGGCGTGGACTCAGGCAGGTACCACCGCTCAGATTGAGCGCCACTCTGGTCTCCCGGTTACGGTCGGCGGGAGTAAGGGCAAGAAGTAATCCCCCCTTAGCTATATCCCCGCACGACTGTCCTCCGGGTTCACCACGGGAGGGCAGAAACCATGAGCGTTCGTGAAGGCCGGGGTCGCTGGACTATGCTCCAGTTCGACACCCTGAGCACGGCCACCTTTATTCGCGGGGCCCTTACCAGCCTGTCGCCCATTGGGCAGGCTCGTGAGTACCTGTCGATCCATTCGGTGGCTCTCGGTATTGCCATGGGGGACAGCACGGCGTCGATCCCCGCTGGCAAGGTTCAGATCAAGGTTCCGAATGACGCGGATACGTCCGCGTGGATCACGATGCCGGTTGGCATCGCCGCTTCATCCCTGTCGGCGGGTCAGCCCATGGGCTCGACTAAGTCCGGCAATGATCACGTTTTTCAGGCCAACCCGTCCCTGACTTCGCGTCTGGGTATCTGCACGGGTCGCTACATCACCTCACCGACATCGGAAGCTGAGTTTATCCCGAATGCGACCAACTGGTCGTTCGGCGCGGTTTCCATTGTCACTTCACTGAGCTAAGGGGGACTGACCCATGACGATTACACGGGCACAGTTCCAGTTCCTGCTTGAGCCGAAGCTCAGCAACATCTGGAACGAAGGCTATCCCACCTACCCGGTGGAGTGGGTGCGTTTCCTGAACGTGCGTAGCACGCAGAAGGCGAACGTTACCGACCTGAAGATGACGGACTTCGGCCCGATGCGGTACAAGGCTGAAGGCGAGAACGTGACCTATGACGATGCCATTCAGGGGCCGACGAAGGTCTACACCCCGGTCACCTATGGCCTTGGCTACAAGGTCACGGCGGAAATGCAGCGGCACGAACTCTACGGCCAGATTGACCGGCTGGAGAGTGCCCTGATGAAGAGCGCCATCGACAACCAAGAGATCCTTGGGGCGCTGGTGCTGAACAACGGGTTCTCGGCCACCGCCCCGGCGGGTTCGGACGGGTACTCCGCGACGGGCTTCGATGGCCTCCAGTTGTTCTCGACGGCCCACACCCGGCTCGACGGTGGCGCAGTGCAGGCCAACCGCCCGGCCACGGACGTGGACCTCGGTCTGGCGGCCCTCCAGAACGGCGTGATCGCGTACCACCAGTTCAAGGATGATCGTGGCCGTCCGCAGATGATCCGTCCCCGCCTGTTGGCGGTGACCCCGGGCGACCTGTTCACGGCACGGGAACTCCTCCAGTCGGAGTACAAGCCCGGGTCCGCGAACAACGACATCAACGCGCTGAAGGAGGAAGGGCTCCAGTATTTCGTGAGCCACTACTTCACGGACGCCGATGCGTGGTTCCTGATCGGGGACCAGACCGACGTGAACTTCATCTGGGACATGCGCCCGGCCACGTCGATGGACACGGACTTCGATTCCGAGGACATCAAGCGGAAGGTCTTGCAGGCGTTCGCGACCGGCTTTGGTGAATGGCGCGGCACCTACGGGTCTTCGGGAGGCTGAACCATGAGCGGCAATCAGGGTGGCTTCACCGATTTCACC